GTAACATCTCTATCGAACTCATTCGGCACGGTCATAACGTAGAGTCGTTTGATATGTTCGAGTATGACAGTCCGCTCTGTGATATTACAGTAGGTCAAGATGTACTATCGCTAGTTAAACCAAACGGTGCTCAAGCTCTTGTAACTAACCCACCGTATCACAAAGATCTTCCGCGTCTCATTGCAGAGAAGGGTGTTAACGAGTATGACGTGACGGCGCTCTTTGTTCGTCTTACATTTTTAGAGGGTAAGAAGCGTAAAAAGCTGTTTACAAATCATCCACCCAGTGATATAATTTTTCTATCAGATAGAATTAGATTTGGTACTGGGCTTGTTGAACCCATAAATAAGTCACATCAGCTTGGTGGAATGATTGCTTATATGTGGATAGTTTGGGATAAACGTAAGCGAGTGGATTCTACAAATCTTAGATGGGTACTATTAGAAGATGAATATGATGAATGGAGAAAGAACTTTGATCAATATAGTAATACCAGCGGCAGGTGAGGCTACTCGACTAAGACCTTTAACATCAAACTGTTCAAAGGCAATGGTACGTATTCACGGTAAACCTGCGATAGAATATATCATTGACTCGATCTATAAGAACACAACAGACATCGGCGAGATAGTTATTGTTGATGGAAAACATAATGATATTCGTGAGTGGGCTGCAAAAAGCATATACAGCGATGACATTAGATGTGTAAAGCAAGGTTCGTTGAACGGGCCGCGTGATGCTATTCACGTTGGTATTCAAGCGCTGTCAAATAAGGATCTTCCTCTAGTTGTGTGGCTTGGCGACGCGATTATTCTTGATGATAATCTACCGCTAGGTACTGATTTTCTACTCACGAAAGAAGTAGAGGATCACTTTGCGTGGTGTATGTGGGACGGTAAAGACTTCTTCAACAAACCAAGCTCAACAGTTCCGAACGCAGTTGCTCTTGTTGGATTATATAGCTTCAAAAATGGTTTTTCTGCAGACTACGCGTTTTCAAATACTTCCGAATACGACATATCCTTTTCACTTGAAAAGTATGCACGCTCAGTTGGAAACCAGTTTAACCGAGTGAACACAAACAAATGGTATGACATAGGTGACATTGCATCATATCATCGTACATGCGCAGAGTTTCTTACTTTTAAAGCACGTACTTTTAATTCATTTAAGTATGACCCTGAACTAAATGTAGTTACAAAAGTTCCACAGTATACAAGCTCATTCGCCGTAGAAACAGTAATGCACGAAAAGAAGTGGTATGCTGGACTTAATTCAAAACAAAAGATGTTCGTTCCTAAAGTTCTCGATGATGATTATGGTCTATCACTGTCATATGAATCTGGTACTCTTTTATCAGATCTATTCATTCACGAAGATATATCAAACAGCACGATTGATTATTTGATTGAAAAAGTTGTATTGGCAATTCGTAATCACTTTCATACACAACCTAGTCTAGAGTTTCTTAAGACTTTTGGCACAAATGCAGAGCTGATGTGGATACAGAAAACTAACGATAGACTGAAGTCGGTAACCCGTTTATCACCGGCTGTAAAAGAATTCTATAAAGATGTTGCTGCAAGATGCATGGCTAGAGCTCAGCCAGTCCAAGCAATGCATGGCGATTTACATTTCCAAAATGTGTTGTATAATCCATATAACGATAGCATAACGCTGTTAGATCCTCGTGGTGAATATGGTAAGCATATTGGATGCGGAGGCGATCATATGTATGATCTGTGTAAGTTATCTCACGACTTATATCATGGTTATAGTTCGATGTTTCATAATAAACCATATCCAAAGTATGTTAGCGAAAGCTTTAGCAAGATCATTCGTAAACACTATGCAAATGACTATCAAGAAATTATTGATGGTGGTGCTCTGTTGATCGCAACGTGCATTCCTCTACACTATGACAGCGAAAAGAGACAAACCCACATGAAGGAATTTACAAATGCCTATGCCAACTCTCGTGATTGATATTGACCATACGATCTGCACACCGAATGATTCTGCTACTGATACATACGAAAAATATGGTAAGGCAGAACCAATTCAAACTATGATAGACGCTATACGGAAGGCGAAAGATTCTGGTTTTCGGATTGTGCTGTTCACTGCTAGGCGAATGGCGACACATAACGGTGATATAAATAAAGTTATAGAGGATGTCGGCGATCTAACTAAGGCATGGCTTAAGGATAATAACGTTCCTTACGATGAACTTCAGTTTGGAAAACCAAACGCAATCTACTATGTAGACGATAAAGCAATGACTCCTGACCAGTTTGTTAATTTGATTATGAAGAAAGATATGTGAATGAAGAACATCGGTTTTTGCAAGATTGGTAAATCTGTAAAATTTAAAACGAATAAGTATTCACCAGTCGGTGGTGATAACGAAGCAAGCTGCACTCTACGGTCGCTTGCGAATAACAACCCAGATAAAACTTTTTATATCATCGGTCGTTCTGACTTCGGTACTTTGAACGAAGGAGAAAGATTGGATCTATTCCCATACGCGAACGTCGTTGACGTTTGGGAAGGCGTTGGCCTAGATATCTCAGAAGCATACTTTAGACATGTAATCAATTATTTTGATAAGAATAAAGTAACACTCGATTTCACTGTTATGATGGTTGGTCAAGTTGGTTCTGTAACAATTCCTGATAAGATTCAAAAGGTCCGTGATATAGATGATACTAAGCCTGCGTCCGTTCTCGATATGACGAAGTGGTATGTAACACCTATCTCTACTTGGCTTAATGAATGTAAACCATTCTATGTTGAGATTGTGAACGATCCAAGATACACTATGCGCCAGTCAAGAGATCTATTTCATCTCCCAGCGATCTCTCTAGGACAATATGATTTTGAATATACAACGAATGCGATCTCATCATACGAAGATCAGACTCGCATAGAACGCAAAGTTAAATCCGTGTATGCGGGTATGGAAACCGCTTTCTGTAACGATTATGAATATACAAAAGAAACCAACACCAATAGAAACACAGACTTCATGGTAGTTCTAAACGAAGGTAAACCCTCGCGTTACGATCTATTAAAGGAATGGGTCCTAGACCATTTCGACAGTGTTGAGGTTTATGGCAAATGGGAACACGAATCTGCAAAGGGAGATAGTCGTTTCCGTGGATCTAAACATATTGAAGAGATTCAGTCTATGATGAACAACGTTAAGTTTACGTTCATCATTCCAATCGCTAAGGGTTGGACCACGTCGAAATATATTGAGATGATCCACGCGGGTGTAATTCCATTCCTGCATCCAACCTATGATGAACAGCGTCACCTGCCTATTCCAGAATTTTTTAGGCCGTCTACTCCAGAAGAGTTTAGAAAATCTATGAATACTCTATTGTCGGACACTACTGCATATGAAAAGGCCTTAAACGGTTTGAGGAAGGCAGTTCTAAAACCAGAGTACTATGATGGTACATTTATTAACGATAAGATTATGAAATCGGTTGATCCAACGTATCAAAGACCGGACGTAAGTGGCTTTTCCAAAAAGACTATCACTACGTTAGAAGATTTTTTTGCATAAGGAATAATAATAATGAGCGATATAAATTGGATACCATTGATACCTCTAATCGGTGGACAAATGTTAGGTGCAGAGAAAGCGTTTGGAACTCCTCCTAAGGCCATCTATTCATATGATGGGTTTCAATCGAATGATAGCCACTATGTTAACTATCAGAACAATGTAAAGAAGGCTGGAGTTGAGTACATTATCCTTGATGAGAATGGACCTAGACACACAGCTGATGTTGTATCAGGTACACCTCCTTGTGCTGCGCTGTCTCAGCTAAACACTGGACAGACTGCTGCTGCAAAGGGAGCAACTTGCGAAAAGAACGAATGGATGTACAAAGTATTCGAAGATGGTATAGATCTGTTCAAAGCAAAGGTTGTAGTTGTCGAAAACGCCCCTGCGCTATATACAAATAAAGGAAGAGGAGTTGCGGACAAACTGTTTGAAATCTGTACTCTTCGTGGATACAGTCTAACTCTTTATAAGACATCAACTATGTATCACGGTATTCCGCAGGCACGTGATCGTACCTTTGCTATTGGATGGAAATCTGAGAAGGCGCCTATCATGTCTTGGTATAAGCGTGATCGTAAAAACTTTCAAGAATATCTTGCCGAAGTTGACAGTACACACCTTCAGCAGAACCTCGTGATCAATCAGAAACTTGATGATGAACCTTACTTCCAATTCCTTCGTTCTCGTACGAATGAAAACCCACGTGATCTACTCATTAAGAGTGGAAACATCACAGCGTTTAACTATATTAATAGAAGCGGATTACTTCCCGAAGCAAATAAGTGGTTCCATGATACTAACCACGAGCGCGGAATAAAAGTTTCAGATCATGCAATTAAAAAATTCGCTGATAGTAAAGGTATCTGGGATAGCTCGACTCACGTGTTTAACGAATGCATGAATGCTGTTATCGGAAGAAACCTTGCTGATACGATACACCCAATTCACGATCGTTCTCTAACTATTCGTGAAGCACTACATATGATGGGTTTCCCTCACGACTTCGAATTAGTCGGCGGTCTTGCTAAGATGAACCATATCGCACAGAACGTTCCTGTTCCAACATCGAGAGACATTCATACTGAGATTGGCAAGTTCTTACGTGGCGAACTTCCACTATCAAATACTAATTACCTAAGACAGAACAATCACTATGAAACTATTGAAAACGACCCTGCTGGTAAAACAGACATGGCGTCTCTAGCGGAGTTCTTTGTATAATGAGAAATGATTTTATTCTTGATTTTGAAACCATGGGAAAGAATTCTCAGAACTGTTCGGCAATCGACTGCGCTGTCATGGTATTTTCATGGGACAAGTTTGTCTCTAAGGAACCATATACAATATATAACATCAAGGACACGGCTAGATTTAAGCTATCGGTTTCAGATCAAGTAAAGAACTACAATTGGGTTGTTGAGAGCGACACAATTGACTTTTGGCAGAAGCAAGAGAAGGAAGTGAGGGATATGATTGCGCCAAAGAGCGACGATCTATCTGTTGCTGAGTTTGTTGACAAGTTTCATAAGTATCTTATTAATGCGCCAAAGATATCTTATTGGTGGTCAAGATCGAATACCTTCGATCCTATCGTGCTCAGCCGTCTTTTCATATCACAGGGAAAGCAGCATCTTATGGATGAATCTCTAAAGTTCTGGAAGATTCGCGATACGCGTACATTTATAGACGCAAAACTAGATTTTCCAAAGGAGAATGGTTTCGTTCCTATTAAGGATGAAGCACTATGGAAAAAGCATTTTAAACTACACAACAGTTCTTGGGACATTCTTGCAGACGTACTTAGACTTCAAGCAATCGTAAGAGCTGAAAACGATTTGGAGCAAGTATAATGTCTAAAAAAGTACTAATAACAGGTATGGCAGGATTTATTGGATTTCATACTGCAATAAAACTTAATTCGTTAGGTTATGAAGTATGCGGTCTTGATAACTATAATGATTATTATGAAGTGGAATTAAAAGAAGCTCGTACTAAAGAGTTGGCTAAGATTAATATTGATGTTAAAAGATGCGACCTTAGGGATGCTAAAATGACATACGATTTTATCGAAGAACAAAAACCCGATATCGTTATACATCTTGCGGCATACGCTGGTGTAAGACACTCATTTAATAACCCAATGTCTTATATAGAGAATAATATATTAGGTACACAGAACTTAATTATAGCATGTGAAAAGAATAAAGTAGATAATGTTATCTATGCATCAACTTCTTGCGTAATGGCAGGAAATGAAATGCCATGGAAAGAAGATGAACCGACCCTTCATCAATTAAACCCATACGGATATACAAAGAGAACAAACGAATGCCAATTCAAAACATCTAAAGTTTATAGAAATATAGGTCTTAGGTTCTTTACGGTATATGGTCCGTGGGGAAGACCTGACATGGCTTTATTTTCATTCTCACGAGCTATTCTAAAGGGCGAAGAAATCGGACTCTTTAACTACGGTGATATGAAGCGAGACTTTACATACATAGATGATATCGTCCAAGGAATGAGTATAGTTGTAAATAGAATTCTTTCCGTTGACATTCCACTTAGTGAGATATATAATATAGGTTATGGACAGCAGGTAGAACTTATCGATTTTGTTAAAGAGATAGAACACAACTTTGGTAGAAAAGCAACTATAGAGTACTTACCAAAGCATCCAGCAGATTCTCAGGAAACTTGGTCCGACACCACAAAACTACAAGCCCTTGGGTACAAACCAACAACGTCCATCAAAGAAGGCGTGAAACGGTTTGCGGATTGGTATAAAGAATTCTATGGAGAAGCATAAAATGAAGATGGCAATTATAGGTCACGGTTTCGTTGGAAAGGCAGTCGACTACGGGTTTAGTTCTTCAAAGATCGAAAAGTTTATCATCGATCCTAAGTACGGAACAAAGATTGAAGATCTTGCATATAAGGATATAGATATAACATTCGTATGTGTACCAACACCTATGAAGGATGACGGTGATATAGACTCTTCTATAGTTGAAGAGTGCGTTCACTATCTAAAACAGAATGTTTCTGGATATATAGTGATAAAATCAACTGTTACACCAGTCATCCTTGATAAGTTTATTAATTGCATATCTGCTACTCGCATCGTATATAATCCAGAATTTCTAATGGAAAAGAGTGCAAACGAAGATTTTGTAAATCCGCCTATGCATATATTCGGTGGAAGTTTAGAAGCAACGCATGGCGTTGAACGCGTATATAATGAATATAGTCTATGCAAGCCGTGCCCAGTATATCATATGTCAGCCGTTGAGGCAAGTCTAGTTAAGTATGGTATCAATACATTCTTGGCCACAAAGGTTGCATGGTTCAATCAGTTCTATGACATGGTTGAAAGGTTCGGAGGAAACTATGGGACAGTCATAAGAGGTATTACTACAGACAAGAGAGTTGGTCCTTCTCATACTACAGTACCTGGATTCGATGGTAAGCGCGGGTTCGGTGGTGCGTGTTTCCCTAAGGATAGCGCAGCATTTTTAAAACTATCCGAACATAGTTTTTCAATACTTGATGAAGCTATACGAGTAAATAATGATCTTAGGAAAGAATACGAAAAAGACTCACGAGAAAAAGATCAAAACGTGAACTACAACATTAAATATAAGTGAGAATTTAAATATGAAGATTGAAGTGTCAACCGAAGAATTACGCAAGTATTCTATATTTCTTGGTACGCCAATGTATGGAGGAAACTGTGCGGGGTTGTTCTGCAAATCAACAAATGATTTGTCTAAAGTCTGTGCACAGCACGGGATAGAACTAAAGGACTATTTTCTATTCAACGAGAGTTTGGTTCAGAGAGCAAGAAACTACGTTGTTGACGAATTCTTGCGTTCTGGATGCACGCACCTTATGTTTGTGGACGCAGACATTGGTTTTAATCCGAAGGATGTTCTAACTCTATTGGCAATCCAAGTGTCTGATCCAAAGACATATCAGATTATGACTGGGCCCTATCCTAAGAAGACTATTGCGTGGGAAAAGGTAAAGGCTGCAGTCGAACAAGGAAAGGCAGAAAATCCATTCGATCTAACCTTCTATTCTGCAGACTATGTTTTCAACCCAGCGAAGAATATAGCGCAGTTTAGAATCGACGAACCGGTAGAAGTTGCAGAAGGCGGTACTGGGTTTATGCTAATTCCTCGAGAAGTATTGGAGAAATATGCTGCGGCTTATCCGGAACTAAGTTATAAACCAGACCACGTGCGTACTGAAAATTTTGATGGTTCAAGAGAGATCACAGCTTTCTTTGACTGTGAGATTGATCCAGATACTAAGAGATATCTTTCAG